CGTCTACTGATAATTCAATAGCTACGATTTGTGAGTTTGCAGGAATTACAATGTTAGTTGTTCCATCTGCTTGAGTCACTGCTTGTGATTGACACATAACAACTTGACCAACGTTTGCAACGTTATCGCCAAGTGTTGTACCTGTAGTGTTTGAAATCGTTCCCGCTCTTATCGGTCCCGAAAAAGTAGTATTTGCCATGATATTCTCCTAGTTAAATTCTACATAGTCTCTAGGCTGTCGACTATACTGCGTCCATGCAGAATATTAATTTATGTATAGTGAGTAATTTATATACTAGTTTTGAATAGAGTGCAAGAGATCCTACAGTAAAAGTGCGATTTCAGCGATGTAGCTTTTGTTCTAAGTAGCTACAGAAACTTGCGGAGCAACGCCTTCAACGTTATTCTGCCTGTGGGCAATAGCTGCTTCTTCCAGCTTAATGTCAGTGATGATCTGTTTGACTTTGTCATCAATTCTGACCATTTCAAGAGTGTATCTGTCATTAGATAGATGCTCCTGTTCCCACTTCAACTCCAAGGACCTTTTTGCTTTGTATAGGTCTTGTATCATCAATAACCTCCTCATAAGTTATTCGATTTATCTCGTTATTATAGTTGTTTCCAAGATATTCCCAGTTTATACTCTTTTCTCCCAATTTGTCAAGGATTGATTTTTCAAGAGAAATAGCATTGTCTTCCGCATCAACATTAAATTTTGCGTAGTGATCGTATGCCCATATTTTTACTGTGAATTTTTTCATGTTCTCACCATGTTAAATTATAAATAGGGCCGTTTTAAGGCGGCCCTATAAAAAGTATTAATTACGAACCTTCAACTCCGAAGATACCTCTAGGGTCAGAAACTCCAAAAGAGTATCTTTCTCTAGCTTTGTATCTAACGTTGCCAGTATCGAAATCGCCTTCCATTGCAGTTGTCAATGGTGCTCTGTTGAACATTTTCATACCGTTAGGCACGTCTGTCAAGATGTAGAACGCATCTGAATCTGTTAGGTAGTTGTTCACTCTATAACCTTGAGGAACCATACCCATAGATACGATTGCGTTTACGTCGTTGTCAGCTGTTCCAGTTCTACCTTGAGATTTCATCAATCTCTCTGCAGTGAATTGAAGCTCAGAAGGAATAATCATTTTTACTCCTCTTGCAGCAATTCTTAGGCCTCTTTCGTCTGTCATTGCAGCGATGTCAATTAAAGACTGCTCCAATGATGTTTCGTTAAGGTCAGCTTGAGTAGCTAGTGTGTTTGCGAAACTTCCAGCAACCGTTGGGTGAGCTGTGTTAAATAAACTAACACCGTCACCTGAATCAAAAGCATCCGTTGAAGGAAGACCATTGATTAATGGTTCTACTGATTTTACTTGTTTCGCATTGCTCATAGATCTTGCTAAAGCTTTTGTATATCTAGACGCAAGTCTATCATACAAGTTATCCTCAATCGCTTCTTCAGTGATTGCGAATGCTAAAGCTACAGTCTCGTGAGTGTATCTAGCAGTGTAAGTCTCTTGTGCTTCATCGAATGAAACTCCAGAACCTTCACCTTTTACTTGTGCGTTTGCAAAACCACTTAACATTACTTCTTCTTCAAAAGCTCTGTCAGATGATTCTGTAGTATAAATTTCAGCATGCTGATTTTCATACCTTTTGTATTCCAGGCCGAATAGTGCATTCAATCCTGGCTCTAGCTCTTTGACTAGTTGACTTCTTGATATAGCCATATTTTATCTCCTATTGTCCTATTATGATTGTAGTTCTAACAAGTTAGCAACAACAACAACAGATCTGAAAGCCGCATTTTCATCGTTCTCAGGATCTTCAGCAGATCTAAGTAATCTGTATTGTTTGTCGTCAGCACCTGTTGTAGCAATATCTAAAGTTGCTGATGACTTACCAGTCGTGCTGCTTCCAGCAGTTGTGTTCATGTCATAAGTTTCTAGATAGCCAGCTTGTGCTACTGCATCATCTGTTGCTACTACATATTGTTGTGTCGGGTTATCGATTACAAATGCATCGATATCTTCGCTGTTAGCTGGTGTAATTGAACCTGCGTAGTAATTAGCGAATGTCGGCTTCAAAGTTGAAGCTGCATTGTAAAATACGCCGTTCAAGACACCAATAACTGGTGCAGCTGAACCTTGTCCATTAACAATATACCCTGCCGCAGAAGCGACAGCGCTACCATTGTAGATCGCTCCAGCAAGACCCGCATCGATTTTGTATTTGCCCTGACCAGATGTCGCTGGAGTTTGTCCAAGCGCACCTGCAGCAATCAAACCAAAACCTTGTGTGTTTCTATTTGCCATAGTTTTATGTCTCCTTTTGTACCTGCCCCTAAAGGCTTCCAGTACGGTTTAATTTAATCCAGTGATTTAGAAATAGTTAAAAAATTATTTCTTTGTACCACCGAAGGTTACACGAGATTGCCTCTCAACATTGATTGGCATTCTACTATCCTGCTCCTTCATTAAATCGTTTCTTACAGCTTCGTCTCGTTGTTTATGACGGTCAGTCATATACTCCTGTCTTTGCTTCGCGATTTCCTCAGGTACCTTCGCAAGTAGAAGGCCTCCAACTCCGACAACCCCTTTGTATTTACCGTCTTCAACGGTTGGATAATCAGATGCGTTTTCGATTTCTTCAGAACGAACTAATTCGTATCCTTCTCTTAATCTTCCAGATACGTTTTTAGTGTCTTGAAATCCAACGCTCTCCGCTCTTATCCATCTATACCTGAAACCATCAGGTGCATTGGGTGCGTCTAAAGCTGAGGGATGGACCCAAACTTTTGGTCTTTCAGTCTTTGACCTAGTTTGACTCGCACGAGAAGTAGTTTTATTTTCTTTTTCCATACGCTTATGCCTCCTTCGTGAGTTTTAATTGTTTTGCGTAGTCTTCGAGTGGCACTCCTAATTTTTTAGCTATTGCTACTTGTGAAGAAGTGAGTCTTACAGTCTTGCGTCCAGGTTTTACGCTTCTTGAAGCAGATGCAACCGTTTGCACGGGAGCGGACGTTTTCTCTTGTGTAGTATTACCAAATCTAGCTGGAAAGTCAAGCTTCATTCTATTATCAATTTCTTGATAATATTCTTCTGAAGTTGTGTCATACCCTTCATTTTCCAAGTCTTGGTGGTGAGCTATTGCTGTATTAGTCATGGCTCTATTAGTTCCGAACCATGTGTTTTTAGCAGCCCAAACTTCCGCCTTTGGATCTGGTGTTGATATACGTTCAAGAGGAGCCTGTACAATGTTTCCACTGTCAGCAGATCGTACAGATTGTTCTGTATTAACCTGTTCTTTACTTTGTCTTGATTGTTTAATCCTAGCATTCTCAAAAGAGAGTTCTGCTATTCTTTTATTTGCTGCAATTTGAGCTTTTGCGTCTTGTGTCTCGATAGCCGCTGCAAGTTCTCGCTCTGCAGCTTCTAATCCAGCATTGACATTTTTCTCAAATCTTTCCAAATAGTCTAAGTCTGTTTTTTGAAATCGAGAATGATCTTGTTTTCTCTTTTCCTCAACTGATCTAGCATATTCTACGGCTGCCTGTTCTCTACGTTCTGCTTCTCTCATTTTACGAGTAAGTTTAGCAATACGTGATTGAACACCTTTACTGTATTCTTCTAATTTTTCATCGTCCTTTTTTGTTTCTTCTTGTTTCGTCGTGCCTTCTTGAACATCCAACTGCTCATCAGATTTCTCAGATGAATCATTGGACTCAATATCGTTTTCAGTTGTTTCATTAATTACCTCAATATCGTTTTCTTGTTTTTCCTCTTGCAGATCAATCTCTGCACCAGGTCCTGATGTATCAATATCAACAGTTTTATTTTCGTCTGGCATAGTTACTCCTTCCTATGGTTTTAGAACTCATGCAGAATGTCCTCTGGACTATCTATTGTTGCTAACACCTCATCCTCGTTTAACATACGCATCTCACCGCCTTCTATTTTAACTCGGCTACCTGCATAACGTGCAAACATAACCCAATTATTTACCTTGCACCATGGACCTTCGGGATATCTTTCTTTATCCTGATAACATTGAGGACCCATAGCTAAGACTAATCCAACTTGAGATGCAATTTGTTGCCTATCAAGAGTGTCTTCTGCAAGTATTACTCCACCTTTAGTTTTCTCCTTCATTTTAAAAGGTAAAACTAAAATTCTCCAGCCTGTAGGCTTTGGTAATTTTGTCTCTTGCTTTTCTTCTAATTTTTTATTTGATTTTTTTACACCAATGATCTCATTGTTTGGTGTTAATATCGACGATCGTACCTTCATTTTTTTGCTCCTTATCGTTTAGCAGGTTAGAGATTTCCTGATGCACTGATTCCAATGCATTGATTTGTCCTATTATATACTTGTAATTTTCCATACTGTCAACCCCTCCAGATGTGACTGATATAGACAATTGTTCTACTCTAGAATTTAAGAATCTAATAAGCTTATTTATTACTGTTTCTAATTGCATTATTTTTTGCTACCTTTCCTGTGTTTTCACCTTTTTTTATAATGTAGTCTTGAGTACCATTAGCACCCGTTTCTACTTCTTTCTTTAAATGCTTAAACAAGTTCATTTCTTTCAACTTCTTCTCAGCATGTTTCATAAAAGCCTCTAATA